CTTGAAAATGGTCAAATGGATGGTACTCCAATGATTAATACATCAAACGTTTCTACTAAGAAATTTGTTTATGGTGACTTTAATTATCTTGCAGTAGGTAGCTGGGGCGATGTAGAAATTACAATAGACCAATATACACAAGCAGTAAATGGTTGCGTACGTCTTGTAATCAATGCATATTTTGACGCAGTAATCTTACGTCCAGAAGCATTCAAGTACGGTAATGTAGATTGAATTACAAGTTCAGCGGAAATTATAACAGAGCCATAACCTTAGTGGTTAGGCAAAGCTCATTATAGATTTTCAATCAACTCGGGGAGTGGAGAATATGACTCCATTCCCTTTTTTAATAATATATAATTTATAATATGCAGTATTTGACCTTAGAACAGATAAAGAAACAATGCAATATTGATGCAGCTTTTGAAGATGATGACAATTTCTTAGAAATGCTCGGCGATGCTGCAGAAGACATGACGGCTCAATTACTTGATTGTGACTTAACAGAAATATATGCTGAAAATGGAGAAATGCCTGCAACTATAATGCACGCAATGAGAATTTTAGTAGATTATTTCTATTCAGTCAATAGAGGTAGTTCAAGTGAGTCAATAGATATTCCGAATGCAGTATATACAATGCTCAAATTATATCGTAATTATAGATAATGAACAGCGCATTACTTAAACATCCAATAGAGATACAAGCATTACAGACAACAAAGACACAATACGGTACAATTCAGACGTCTTATGTCAAGAAGTATGAGACTCGTGCTCATATCATATTCAATTCAGAAAACCAAGTAGTTTCTGAAGGCGAGATATTCTATCCAATTAACCGTACTTTTGTTGTTCGTAGTTATGTGCCTGTTACTGAGACCGATAGGATAATCTATGATAGCAAAAAGTACAAGATACTTTCTATCAATAAGAATGACTATTACGGTAACATTGAAATTGCAACTACATTAGTAAACGAGTAATGAATATTTTGACAAATATATCATATTTACAATAAATGGATGGTATATATTTCAAGATAAGTGGATCATTTAAGGGCAACTTCGATGAAGTTGCAAAAGAAATGCCAACTATAGAAAAACGAGCATTATATAAAGCAGCATATTTCTTAAGAGAAAAACTCAGAGAATCATTAGTTTCATCTGTACCTAAAGCAACACAACATAATCCAAAGTACATTGATACATTAGTTGATGCTGTTGGATTCTCAAAAGTAGACGGTGCAACAACTATCGTAAATGCAATGGGTAATAGAAAGAAAGGCAGTGGCACATATAGAACAAGATTCTTTGAAGATGGTACTGTAAAGCGTTATCAGAAAAAGAGAAATGGTATCAAGCTTAAAAAGAAAAAGTATATAGGCTACTTAAAACATACAAACTTCTTCAAGTCAGCAGTACAAGCAAATGAAAATGCAGCAGTACAATTAATGGAAGATGTAATAGGAGAATATGTAGAGAAAGCATTCAACAAAAATACAGCCTAGCCAACATGGATAACAGTTTATTAATTTCAAAGTACATACAATATATATTGGAACATTCTAACGAAATTGCAGACATATTGGATCCTGAAAATGCCCCACATGATTTAAGCAACGAGGAAAACACGCAAGATTATACACAGAGAATATTTCCTTTACTTCAACCTGATAATTTGACATTTCCATTTATTGTTCATTCAAGAACAGGAATACAAGTTACATATACAAAGGACATTGAATTTGGACCATGTGGTTGGTATAATGTAGTAAACTATACTGTTTCTTGTGTTTCTGATGACTATGCACAATGTATTGAATTAGCTAATGCAGTACGTCATTCAATGGAAACATATAGATGGCATGATGAGAACATCTACATTCATCCAATACAGTTATTGACGGTATCTGAATATACTACTGACAATGATGCTTTCGTACAAGAATTGCAATTCCAAATGATGGTAGAATAGAAATTACTATTTTATACTAAATAATAAAGAGAAAAACACAAAAATATAACATAATTAATTATGCCAGCATTAAGAACAAACCAAGATATTTTAAAAGGTAGTAAACTTATGGTATTCATTGGTGATGCACCAATTGCTTTTGCAACTTCTCACAGCTTGTCAATAACAATGAATACTACAGAAATTTCTACAAAAGATCATGGTGATTTCCCTTCAGTAATTGGTCAGAATATTACATGGGAATTGACTACAGAAAACTTGTATTCAGACGATGGACAAACTGCATTATGGAATGCAATGAAGACAATGCAGCCTGTGACAGTTAAATTTGCACCAGCTACTAACTATAACAATGCAACATCACAAAAAGGATTACCATTAGAAACTGATGGTGCAGAATGGACAGCAGGTACAGCTATAGCATCTGGTCAAGCATTGATTACTTCACTTTCTGTAAATGCTCCATCTGGAGACAATGCAACTTTATCTGCTACATTTACAGGTGTAGGTGCATTAGATCAAGCAGGTGGTGCAACAGGACAAGGATAAACGAATAGGTCTTTCATTTATTCATAATCTTATATATACTTTATTATTGGTAGCTCATTTGGGCTACCTTTTTTAATGCTATATTAAATAAATATATTTTAGTAAACAATGACAAACAGTAACGCTCGTATAGTTCGTGGTAACGACTTTAAGTTACACATAATCTTGAAAGCTCCAGGTGTCGAAAATGAAGAGCCAACCTGGGATGATTTTGATATTAATTCTTGTTCTGACGTCCATGTTGCTTTAATATGTGAAAAAGACCAGATTGTTATCCCACTTGAATGGGAAGTAGAAGCAGGCAGTACAAATATACTTATTTGTCCTGTTAAGGGTAATTATTTACATAGTGGAGCATCATACGGTGTTGAAGTAAAAGGATTAGATGAAAATGGAAATGCTTGGAGATGGAAAGCAAAAGGAAGAGAAATGTTCTCTATTGTTGATAATACATCAGCGCAGAACATTGATATAATTGCAGAACCTGAATGGGAAATTAATGCATTTGTTGGATTATTAGCTGAAATTGGTCCACAAGGTCCAACAGGTGATAAGGGACCAACTGGAGATAAGGGAGCAACAGGTGACCAAGGAGAAAAAGGTTTGACTGGAGACAAGGGAGCAACAGGTGATAAAGGATTGACTGGAGACCAAGGTATTCAAGGACCTACAGGTGATAAAGGACCTACAGGTGATAAAGGACCACAAGGAGACCAAGGTATTCAAGGACCAACAGGAGACAAAGGACCTACAGGTGATAAAGGATTGACTGGAGACCAAGGTATTCAAGGACCAACAGGAGACAAGGGAGCAACAGGAGAACGTGGTCCTATATGGTTTAGTGGACAGTCACTATGGGGGGATGAAATTGAAATGTATATTGAAGGTGCACAAATAAATGACTTTTATCTTAATACATTTACAGGAGATGTATATCAATGTACACAGATTGTTTACGGACGTAAAACATGGAAGAAGATTAACAATATAAAAGGTCCAACAGGTGATAAGGGACCAACTGGAGATAAGGGAGCAACAGGTGACCAAGGAGAAAAAGGTTTGACTGGAGACAAGGGAGCAACAGGTGATCGTGGCCCTACTGGTCCACAAGGTGAGCAAGGTGATAAGGGACCAACTGGAGATCGTGGACCAACTGGAGAACGTGGCCCATTAGAACAAGCAGACTGGAATCAAAATGAAACATCTGAACCAAGCTACATTAAGAACAAGCCAGATTTGTCTATATATGCACCATACACATGGATAACAGAATATTATTATGATTCGCGCGAATCACATGAATTATTCCAATCAAAAATTACTGCTACAAATAAACTATCTGCATCATTAGTTAATGGTCTGTCAACTGTTGCAACATCCGGATCATATAATGACTTAAGTAATAAGCCAACTATACCTGTTCTTCCAAACAATATAGTTACAGCTAACCAGACATTATCTGTTGCAGTTGTAAGTTCAATGCCAGCTTCACCAGATGCTAATACATTGTATTTGGTTACAGGATCATAAATTTATAATGAGATTTATATGAATGGTTTTAATTTATCAGATATACAAGACGCTAAGTTAGGTACTACTCAATTGAGTAGTATCTATCTTGGCTCAACTAAACTTTGGCCAACCACACCAATTGATTATTCACAAGAATATTTTACTATTGAATCATTAGAAGACAATAATACATTATCATGGAAAATAAATGGTAATGTTAGTGCTAAGACAATTTATTGGAGTACAGATAAGACAAACTGGATATCAGTAAGTTCTTCATCATCAGGAAATACTATTACTACATTAGATACAGGTGATAAGATTTACTTAAAAGGTAGCAATTCAGCTTACGGTGGTACATGGGGTACTTATACATATTTTGTATCAAGCGGTAAATTCAATGTCTATGGCAATGTAATGTCATTGATAAATAATGATGATTTTGTTGGCAAAACTACATTTTCAGCAAATTTTACATTATATCATTTATTCCATGCTACAAAAATTGTTGATGCATCAAATTTAATATTACCTGCTACAACATTAAAAAACAATTGTTATGATAGTTTATTTACAGATTGTACATTAATGACAAAATGTCCTAAAGTATTACCTGCTACTACTTTAATATATTATTGTTATAGTGGTATGTTTGCAAGAACTTCTATAGTAACACCACCAAAAATTAAAGCTACAAAATTAGCCGAAAGTTGTTGTAGAACTATGTTTATTGGTTGTGCATCCTTAACTACTGCACCAGAATTGCCTGTAACAACATTAGCTACAGAATGTTATCGTGGTACATTCAACGATTGTACTGCTCTTACAACTGCACCAGAATTGCCAGCTACTACATTAGTAAGTGGTTGTTATACTAATATGTTCAAAGGATGTACAAGTCTTAATTATATTAAAGCAATGTTTACTACAACACCTTCAAACACATATACACAAGATTGGGTTAATGGCATTGCTGCATCAGGTACATTTGTTAAGAACATCTCAGCTACATGGGATGTAACAGGTATCAACGGCATACCATCTGGTTGGGTAGTACAAACTGCAAGTTCATAAAAATAAGTACCAAACTGAGTTTGGTACTATTTTTTTATTATTAAATAAAATATAACTTATAAAACTATGCCATTTAACGCTTATTTAGATTTGAAGTATGATAAACGACATACTATCACAACATTATATAGTGATCCTTTTACTATTACATCAGAAGTAAACAATTGTGTCATAAACATAACAAATAATTCAGAAGATACAGATTATGTATTCAAATTTTCATATGATGAAGGTTTGACGTGGGATGATCTTATAGTTCCACATAGTGATACAGTTTCTATCAATATGGCTCAAAGTGGAATGAATCTTATGTTAGTCAAGACTAATTCGGATCTTTTGATGAGTCAGATAAACATTACATCAGATGAAGGATGTGAGTTCAGTGTATCAGGAAACATAATGACGTTAATTGATGCTACTCGTGTCAATAATCCAGATCCAACATTGAATTTAACGGCCGTTCCTGATTATTATTTCGATTCAATGTTGGCTGGTGCTGAAGACTTAATAGATGCATCACGTTTGATAATGCCTGCTACTACTGTAGGTGATTCTGCTTATGCAAATATGTTCGCAGGTTGTGTAAATCTTAGAAAGGCACCATCTATTTTGCCTGCTACAACATTAGGCACATATTGTTATGTATATATGTTCGGTGTATGTTCGTCATTAATTGAGCCACCTATATTGCCTGCTACAACATTAGCTGAAGGATGCTATAGGATGATGTTCTGGGGATGTCATGAAATGACTATACCACCTGTATTGCCTGCTACAACATTAGCTAATGAATGTTATGAAGGTATGTTTGGTTATTGTGGTTCATTGTCTGTTGCTCCTGCATTGCCTGCTACAACATTAGCAGATATCTGCTATGAGAGTATGTTCGTACATTGTACATCATTGGTTACTCCACCTGCATTGCCTGCTACAACATTAGCAAATTATTGTTATCAAAATATGTTTGACGGTTGTACATCATTGACTACAGCACCTAACTTATTAGCAAGCAATATGGTAGAAGGATGCTATGCACGAATGTTCTATGACTGTGAAAGTTTGAATTATATTAAAATTTTGGCTACAGATACAGCTACAGACTTCATCACTAACTGGGTACATAATGTTGCGTCAACTGGGGTATTTGTAAAAGACCAATATACTACATATACAATTGATAGTGACAGTGGTGTTCCAATAGGCTGGACGGTTGTAAATGAAGGACAAGATACTCCTGTTTATTGTACTATGAATATTAACATAGATCCTGCAGGTGGTGGTACTGCAATAGGTGGTGGTACTTATAAGAGAGGTGATACTGTTATTGTAAGTACATCAGCAGATCCAGAATATGATTTTGTTGGTTGGTATGATATAAACAATGAATTAATTTCAGAAAATGAATCATATTCATTTATTATAACATCAAATACAACACTTATAGCTAAATTTGCTTCAAGAACATTC